TTCTTGTGGTTGTGCTTGTGTTTGTTTACCGGAGAGTTGCTGTTTAATCAGATCATCCGCGAGCCGTCGAACTTCACCAACTTCTTGTGCCTGCCTGCCAATGAGCTTTTCAGCCTCTTGGTGCATCTTAACAATATCCTCGAAGTTCTTACCCTTGTATTTCTCGGGAACCTCTGATACCGTCTTGACCTCTTCTACAGGTTGCGTTTGTTTAAGTTCTTCTGCATCCAATTCACTGATCGAATTCAGTTCTTCATTATCAATTAAAGCCATACCTAACCTTTCCTTGCCCCGTAGGGTTCTAAGGATTTAAAAATAGATTCAGAGTTGTGCTTATACAGCGTTCTGTTTCTGTTCGATTGTGAGCTTTTCAGCTCGTACTCGCGTCCACTTGTCATAAGCGTCCGGAAAAGCTCCTGAGAACCCTTCCAACTTACTCCTAGGAGCCGCGAGAGCCTTGACAGCATCCTTACCGCACTGCGCACATGCGATACTTTGAATACTGTCTTCTCTTAACGCTTCGGTTACATGTCCATCAGGGCATTTAAAGTCACTCATGATCTTCATTAAGCAACTCCTCATACACTTTCTCGCAAGTATCCTTACGTCGAAGAATCAAATCTAGCATGTCCAACTGTCCGAGGCGGTAGTTTAATGATTGTTCGTCTTTGACAGTGCGAACATTGACTAGATTCTTTTCTAACTCTTTGAAGTCCTCAATTAGCGTTGCCCACCCTGCGGTAGCCATCATGCTAAATGTGTCTTCGTAGTATTTCTGTAACGCGTGGTCAAGAGCCATTATATTTCTCCAAATATGTACGAAGATTTGTCAAAGTTTGTACGTTATCTTTAACAAGCCCAAGAGCTCTATTACAGCTTCCGCAAAGAAGACCACGCACGTCTCCTGTGTCATGGTTATGGTCAACGTTTAACTTTTTATCAGTTTCATGTTGATGTATTCCACAACCAGCACAGCAAAAATGCTGCTTTTCCAGCATGCTTTCGTAGTCTTCGTTAGTTATGCCATAATTTCTCAAAAGTCTCTGATTTCGCAGTTTTACTTTTGTTTCTGGTTTATTACGATATTTTTCACGAGCTGCTTTGCAAGAAGGATGCTCTTTTGTTCTTTCTTTGCATTTTTCTTTATTTTTCTCGTAATACCGTTTGGCATACTCTTTGCGTTTTTGTTTCTCTATATCATCAGGAGCCATGTAGGTTATTCCTTGGTTATCTAAGCTTATTGCTTAGTCTTGTTCATCATTTGCATACGGGCAATGCGCTCATTAGAGGCAGTATCCATAGCTTTCAAGTTAACCTGCTTCTCTTTGAGCATCAAATCAGCCAATTTCAAGCGTTTCTCAAAGTCATCGCCATTATCGAGGTTAGTAGCTGCGCTTTGAATGACATCAATACGCATCTTCTCAGGCATTAACTGTGTTTCCACTTGTGTTTGCTGTGCTTCTGCGCCAGATTTAGCTGCTTTAGCTTGTAAATCCTGAATCTGAGCCTGTAACAGGGCCATATTGAGCTGTTGCTGCTGCATTTGAGCCTGCTGGGCTTCTGGATTAGGCTGAGACATCTGCTCAAGTGTCTGAATCAGCTCACCACGGTTACTCAAGGAGCTGTTCTGCAAGATACCTTTAAGGATCAGAGGCAAAACAGGAGTATTTGGGCCTAAGGTCTGTAACAGAGCAATCATTTGCTGCTGTTCAAACTCTCGTGCCAAGATACCCAGAGTAGCTGTAGGGATGAAGTTCATGTCCACAGAAGGATAACGCTCAGGATCAAACTGCATATAGCGATAAGCAGCTTTGTTGATGAACGGGATCATAAAGTCTTCTTGGAAGTTACTCAATGTCCGCTTATACTTCTTGATGATGCCTGCCATCGCCATCGACATACCGCCTGCACCAGCGTCACGAGGGACGTTAGAGGGCATACCAGCACTGTCAACAGTACCTGTAGCTTGCAAGAGCATACGTTCAAAGTTCTGAGCAGCAGCTGCGGAGTTACCGTCAGTCTGACCGAACTTGAAGGGGAACAGGATTTCTGAAGGAGCACCGTTAGTCAGGATGGCTTTACCGGGCTTAATCTCGAACTTAGCACCACGAGGTAAGCGAGTAGCATCCATAGCGATCATAGGCGCTGTGGTGAGGGCTAAGGAGTCCATATGAGCACGCAGCTGACCATCAATGGCCTTTTGCATGTTGTAGGCTTTCTCCACCGTACCACGACCAAAGAAGCGTCCGGGGACTGTATCGTCCTGATATGCCAAGATAGGACGATCCTTCATCATGTAAGGATTCTCTTCTGCCTTGAGCAAGATACCATCGTTGGCGATAACCACGATAGCTTCTACCAAGTTGCAGTAATCGTCTGCATCAGAGCCTTCAGGGAAGATCTCTTCGTATTCAGCTTCTTCGCCATCAGTCAGGTACTCACGAGGAACTAAGCCGTAGTAAGTAACAAGCTTAACCTTGTCATCCTGATACTGCTTTAAGTCCTGTGTAGGCTCTAAGTCTTGATCGTCGTAGCTAGAACCAATATCCACTCGTTTGTAGATACCTCTCTCAATACCTTCAACAACCTTGTGCAAGGAGACATACTTCTCAACTGCAACACCCATAGCGTCTTCAATGGAGTCAGCGTTAGGGTCAATCAGGAAGTTCTTAGGGTTGACGGGTTTGATCTTGACAGCAATACGTTCTTTCTCTTGTACACCGATAGCTGCTGTTTGAGCAACACCGGGAATAGCTTGAGTGGCAGGAATGTATTCCTTCTCTGTCTTGACGATCAATTCACCAATGCCTGTACCGTAAATCTCAGCCATCAGCTCAATGTGATCAATAGACTTCTTGATTTTATCCTTCTTGAAGTCTTCCATCAGTTGGTTCTTCAAGGCCTCAACGTCAAGGCTATTGCCATTCACGTCACGGATGTCATCTTCAATGTCAAAGAACTCACCTTGACCGAAGATAGCTTCCATGATCTCAGCGTGACGGGTCTCAACTGCCTGCTGTGTAGCAGGGGAGATGATACGGCTACGCTCGCTCTCACGGGTCTTGTCTTGGCTATCCCACTGACCACGAAAGATACGCTCATACTCAAGCCATGTATCCATGTAGTTAGCATCACGATGGTCACGCCAGCGAGTGATGTGATCTGTAACCCATGAAGTCAGCTCTTTCTCTGACTCCGTAGGTTCCTCAAATCGAGGGTTGTTCATATCTTCCATTTTGTTCCTTAGTATCCCGAGATCGGGTCAAGAATTTCGTATTCGTCTTCTTCGTAATCTGCGTTGTAAGAAGTGATAGCAAGTTGATCGACGTAGGACAAGGCATCTACCAAGTCATCATGTACGCCAACAGTAGGGAACATAATCAACTGGTCTTTGAACTCATCCCAATCGCCTTCAACGTTAAAGCTTACTCTCCCATGCTCCATACGTCCTTGTAACGACCAGACAACCCTATCTGTCTTCTTCCTGTTACCGTGAGTCAAGTCAGCGATGTGGGAATAAATATTGTTCTTACGCATAAGGTCGTTAAGGTAAGGCAATACAGCGTTCTTTAACGCTCCTCGTTCAATACCCACAGCGATAGGCTGATAGTCCCTGATAGCTTTCAAGATATTGACAGCAGTCTCTCGGATGTCCCATCGACCGTGCATGATCTTAGCCACCCACCAATCACCGTTATCCTCTACTTTTACAATAGCGATAGCTGATTCGTCTAGGCGCTTCTTAGAGGCTCCTGCGTTCTTGGCTACATCCTCAAAGCCTGCCAAGTCAATAGCTACGCAGTAACTCCCGTACTGAGGCTCCTTAGCAAGCTTGAACCATTCTTCTTTAAAGATGTCAGCACCTGCGTTGTCAAAACTGGATAAGTATTCCTGCTTAAAGGCAAAGGAGCTCAGGGTTCGTTTGGCTGCTTCAACTTCCTTTGGGTCAATGGTTTCATTGTCCTCGGTAGTGTAGTGCCATGACTTCCATTCTTCGTCTTGTTCTTCCTGTCCGAGCTTGTAGACATCATAGAACCAGTTACGACCTGATGGAGTAGAGATGAACAGAGCCCTGCCCTTCTTGTCCGACAGAGAAGCACGAATAACCTTCTCCCAGATCTCCTGCTTAATAAACGCGCACTCGTCCAGTACCACGTACACAAGGGACACACCACGAAGACTATCGGGGTTATCAGCGCCTCGAACCAGAATCTTTCTTCCGTTGACAAGGGTAATCTCAAGGTTGTTGATGTGAGAGGACTTAATCACTGGACGACCTAAGTCATGCAGCAAGTCCCAAATGATCGTTCTAGCTTGTCCGAGGGTAGGAGCGATGTACATCACCGCTGACCCTTCAGGGCAGTTCAGAGCCTCGATAAGAAGCGTTACAGCCGACAGCCGGGATTTACCACAGCGACGACCAGCAGCTACGACCTTGAAGCGGTGAGAGTCTTTAAAGACAGTCTGTTGCCACTTAAGCAATGCAAAGTTAAGTTCAGACATCAATTATGTCCTCATCGCTGCTTGTGGACACTGTAGGGGTAGACAAGCCAGTTATGTTAATGCTGATGTTTGGAACACCTCCACCCTGCTTTGCAGTCTCAAAGGCAGAGACAGGGACAATCCTATCGACAATCAGTTTCCATGCAGCAGCTTGGTTCTTATGTTCATCGTTCAAAGCTGCATCGTAAATAGCCTCTAAGACCTTAGCACTCTTAGGCGAGTTAAGCATACGTAGCTTATACTCATTGATGATTGCAGCCTCACCTTTAGGACGACCTACTGATCTACTTTCTTTAATTTCTGTAAGCTCAGACTTCTTTGGTCTTCCTGCTTTACGTTTACTGGTATCTGTATCCATATGTCTTTATCCTTTCTAAAGGAGACAACCTATTGTTAGTTAGACATAACATCTACGCTTACCGTGCTTCGCACTTAAAGTACTTTAAAGGACTTCTATGTTAAGAACTGTATAAGTTAAATATTATAAGTACTTGTTGTAAGTTACTTATAGTATGTAACATCTATGTTCTTACGTCTACATTCGTTGTATCCAAC